TAACTATCAGAGTCAACTTCCTGAGGTTTATATTGGACACCCCAATCGTGTGGAACGCTATAACCAGTATGAAAATATGGATATGGATCCTGAAATTAACGCGGCCCTGGACATACTTGCAGAGTTTAGCACACAAGCTAGTAAAGATAATCGCACACCCTTCAAAATCGAATGGCTAGATAACCCCACTGATAATGAAATCAAGATTGTAAAAGATCAACTTCACAAATGGGTTAAGTTAAACGATCTTCAAGAACGTGCCTACAAAATTTTTCGCAATACACTAAAGTACGGCGATCAGATTTTTATCCGTGATCCAGAAACATTTAAATTGTTCTGGGTGGAAATGAGTAAAGTTGTCAAGGTCATTGTCAATGAGAGTGAAGGTAAAAAACCCGAACAGTATGTAATAAAAGATATTGCGCCTAATTTTGAAAACCTAACAGCAACCACTATCGCAGCCACAGATATAAGTGTAAACCATCCTCAGGTAGGTGGCAGTTCAGGTAGCTACATACAGACTCAAGCACCACACACTGGGGGTACAAGATTCAGTCGAGCTGCTAACGAAGCAGCTATCAATGCCGAGCACGTAATACATATTAGTCTAACTGAAGGACTAGATGCAACCTGGCCTTTTGGTGTAAGTGTGTTGGAAAATGTTTTTAAAGTTTTTAAGCAAAAAGAATTACTAGAAGACGCTATTATCATCTACCGTGTGCAACGTGCGCCGGAGCGTAGAATATTTAAAATTGATGTTGGTAATATGCCCAGCCATATGGCTATGGCCTTTGTGGAACGTGTAAAAAACGAAGTACACCAACGTCGTATTCCCACACAAACAGGTGGTGGACAGAATATGATGGATGCCACTTATAATCCACTCAGTACCAATGAAGATTTTTTCTTCCCACAGACAGCAGATGGACGTGGCAGTACTGTAGAAACGCTGCCCGGCGGAAGTAATCTAGGTGAGATTACAGATTTACATTATTTTACCAACAAGCTTTTCCGAGGTCTACGTATTCCAGCTAGCTATTTACCCACGGGATTGGATGATGGCACTAGTCAGCAAAACACCTTCAGCGATGGCCGTGTGGGTACTGCACTGATACAGGAACTCAGATTCAATCAGTATTGCCAGCGCCTACAGAGAAGTATCATAAAAAATCTAGATCAAGAATTTAAAATCTTTTTACGCTGGCGCGGTATCAGTATAGACAGTTCATTGTTTACACTAGAATTTAATGAACCACAAAATTTTGCTAGTTACAGACAAACTGAAGTAGATACTGCTCGTATCAATACATTTACACAACTAGAAAGTTTCCCCTATCTAAGCAAACGATTTTTAATGACTAGATTCCTAGGGCTAACTGAAGAAGAAATCGCAGAAAACGAACGTATGTACCAGGAAGAACAGGGTGATTTAGACAATGCACCAGCAGAAGCAGCAGGCTTACGAAGCGTGGGAATAAGTCCTGGCGGTCTGTCTGGCGATTTAGAATCGGCAGAAATAGCAGAACCTAGTGCCGAAGCAGGGGCTGAACCTGGTGCAGAAGCACCTGCAGAACCAGCAACTGGTGCGGCTCCTCCGCCCGCCATATAAATAATATTATGTATATCACAGAGTTATATAACCCCGAGCCTGCTAATTATCGTAGAGAAAAAGACGATAATACCAGCCACCGGATCGAGGATAATAGAAAACGTCAGAGTAAATTAACTCTAGACAAGCTTAACCGTCTGCGTATGATGAACGATGTACGCAAACTAGAACACGAAGAGAAATTAAAGAATCTTTCCAGCCAATATAAACCACCCGCAGCAGCAGGCGGTGGACTTTCCATTTAAATTTTACAGTAAAATTTAAAATTTATTGTAAAAATCAGCCAAAAACCGGCTTAAACCTATACTTTTTTCCTTAGTTCAGTAAATACACTACTGTTATTGCTTTTTTACCAACAAGGAGACCTAGGTAATGAAAACCAAATACGAACAACTCATTGAGTTTATCATCAATGAGGAAGAAGATAAAGCCCGTGCATTGTTCCACGAGATCGTTGTAGAAAAAAGTAGAGAGATCTACGAAAGTCTAATCGACGAAGAAGATCTGGAAGAAGCTATGGGTGGTGATGACGTTGAAGAAATGGTAGACGAAATCACTGACGAAGAAGATGAAATGCACGAAGCTGAAGAAGATCCAGAAACAATGGATTCCGATGAGCAAGAGCCAGCTGATGCAGAAATGGATATGGATATGGACTCAGAGGAATCTGATGAAGAGCCAGCCACCAAAGCTGATATTATGGGCGTTAAAGATGAACTAGAAGCTATTGCTGATAAATTTGATCAGTTAATGGGTATGGATCACAGCGATGAAGAAATGCCAGCTGATGATACAGAAGATATGATGGGCGATGAAGGCAGCGAACAGATGCCAGAAGAAAGCTTATATATGGAATCCAAGGGCGAGCGTCGTTTAACCGAAGCAGAATGGCTACGTGAATATATGGAAAAAGTTGGCGGCGACTGGGAAAGCACCCCTGCTGGTAACGAAGGCCACGAAGTAGGAGCAGGCAAATCAGCTAAAGTTAATACTAAAAGTACAGTAGCCAGCAAGAACGATATGGGCGGCAAAGCTCCTAAGTTAGGTGGACACACCGAGCCAGGTGGCGATAGCACCCCTAGTGCTGACCCTAAAGGTTTGTTAACCAAGGGCGGAGAAATGAAAACCAAGGGTGAATTCACTAACAAGGTTGGTGGTATGAAGAAGGCTGATAGCCAGATGAAACCACAACACGGTGAAAACAAGCCAGCAGCTGGTGACAGCATACTAGGCAAGTAATTAATGAGCATACTAAGAGAACATCTCACATTTGACTCTGCAAGGATGGAAGTTCTTGCAGAGTCCAATGCTGACGGAAAAGAAAAAAGTCTCTATATGCAGGGTATTTTTATTCAAGGTGGTGTGAAAAACGCCAACCAACGAGTATACCCAGTTCCTGAAATCAGTAAAGCTGTTGACAATATTAACAATGTTATTCGTGATGGTTATAGCGTTCTTGGCGAACTAGATCATCCCGAAGATTTAAAGATTAACCTAGATCGTGTTTGCCATATGATTCAAAATATGTGGATGGACGGTCCTAATGGTTATGGTAAACTGAAAATATTACCAACTCCTATGGGGCAACTAGTTACAACTATGCTGCAATCAGGAGTAAAATTAGGTGTATCGAGCAGAGGTAGCGGCAACGTTAACGAAAGTTCGGGACACGTCAGTGACTTTGATATCGTCACTGTAGACATAGTAGCCCAGCCTAGTGCGCCCAATGCATATCCTAAAGCAGTCTATGAAGGACTGATGAATATGAAACACGGTCACAAGGTTCTCGAGATAGCAAAAGATGCTGGGGCAAATCAAAAAGTACAGAAGTATTTGCGTGAGGAAGTAACTCGCCTCATCAAAGACTTAAAAATTTAAGGAGAAGGATCCATATGTTTGATACACTCAAGCCATTGATCGACAGCGGGATCATTAACGAAGACACCAAGCAAGCCATAAGCGAAGCCTGGGAAGCCAAGTTAAATGAAGCTCGCGAGGAAATTCGTGCGGAAATGCGTCACGAGTTTGCTGGTCGATACGAACACGATAAAAGTGTAATGGTTGAAGCAATGGACCGTATGATCAGCGAAACTCTTAGTCAAGAGATTCGTGAGTTCGCAGAAGATAAAGAACGTCTAGCAGCAGATCGTGTGCGCTTCAACAAAGCGATGCAAGAGAACGTAGCTAAGTTCGATCAATTCCTAGTTTCTAAACTAAGTGAAGAAATCAAGGAACTGCGTCAAGATCGTAAACAATATCAGAATGCTATTGCACGTCTAGAAGAATTCACAGTTAAACAACTGGCTGAAGAGATTCAGGAATTTGCCAAGGACAAGCAAGAAGTAGTTGAAACAAAAGTTCGCCTAATTGCAGAAGCTAAAGAAAAATTAGCTGATCTACAGGCTAAGTTTGTTAAACAGAGTGCTGATCTTGTTAGAGAGTCCATCAGCCGTAAGCTTAAAGAAGAAATGTCCCAGCTTAAAGAAGACATTCAAGTTGCTCGTGAGAACAATTTTGGTCGTCGTCTTTTCGAAGCATTTGCTAGTGAATTTGCAATTACTCACCTCAATGAGAATGACCAGATTGGCAAGCTAAAAGCAGAACTGGAAGAACAAAAACAAAAGGTAGAGGAAGCACGTCAAGTGGCAGCAAAACAGGCTATGCTTGTAGAAAGCCGCGAGCGTGAAATTTCCATTATCAAAGAGAGTCAACAGCGTCAGCAAACGATGTCGGAGTTGCTGAAGCCATTGAACAAAGAGAAGCAGGCAGTAATGAGTCAGCTTCTGGAGAGTGTGCAGACCGAAAAACTTCGTGCTGCGTACGACAAGTATCTACCAGCAGTTCTAAACAACACAGCAAATACCAAGGCAGAAAAGCCTGTAGTACTAGCTGAAAGTCGTGTAGAAGTAACTGGTGATAAATCTGCTAAAGTCAACGCTGAGGCAGTAGACAGTAACGTTTATGAGCTCAAGCGTTTAGCAGGGCTTAAATAACCCTAAACAGGAGAAAAGGAAATTATGACACAAGCACTATTAGAAAGCCGTTGGGGCGAAACAAAAGAAGCCCTGTTAGAAGGCTTACAAGGCACTCGTAGAACCACTATGGGTGTAATTTTAGAAAACACTCGCAAGCACCTAGCTGAAAATGCAACTGCTGGCGCAACATCTGCAGGTAACGTAGCAACACTTAACCGTGTTATCCTACCAGTTATCCGTCGTGTTATGCCTACAGTTATTGCAAACGAAATCGTTGGTGTTCAGCCAATGACAGGACCTGTTGCACAGATCCACACTCTACGTGTTCGTTATGCAGAAAGCATTGGTACCAACGCATTCGACAGCACCGCAGTTAACGCTGGCGACGAGGCACTAAGCCCATTCAAGATTGCAACTGCTTACTCTGGTAACAGTTCAACTGGTCGTGCTGATACAACCAGCGCACTAGAAGGACAACCAGGCCGTAAGATCAACGTGCAAATCTTAAAACAGGTCGTTGAAGCTAAGACCCGTAAATTAAGCGCACGTTGGACATTTGAAGCCGCTCAAGACGCACAGTCAATGCACGGCATCGATGTAGAAGCAGAAATTATGGCTGCTCTAGCACAAGAGATCACAGTTGAGATCGACCAGGAAGTTCTTGGTTCTCTACGTGCTCTAGCTGGTAGCACATACAGCTATGACCAAGCTGCTGTTTCAGGTACAGCTACATTCGTTGGTGATGAACACGCTGCTCTAGCAGTTGTTATCAACCGCGCAGCTAACCTAATCGCTCAGCGTACACGTCGTGGCGCTGGTAACTGGGCAGTTGTTAGCCCAGCAGCTCTGACCGTACTACAGAGCGCAACAACTTCAGCATTTGCTCGTACAACTGAAGGTACATTTGAAGCACCTACCAACACCAAGTTTGTTGGTACACTAAACGGCGCAATGCGTGTTTACGTCGATAGCTATGCTAGCGACAGCACACCTGTGCTAGTTGGTTATAAGGGTTCAAGCGAGGCTGATGCAGCCGCGTTCTACTGCCCATATATTCCTCTAATGAGTTCTGGCGTTGTTCTAGATCCTACTACTTTTGAACCAGTAGTTGGCTTTATGACACGTTATGGCTACGTAGAGTTAACCAACACTGCAAGCTCTTTAGGTAACGCAGGCGATTACCTAGAAGAAATCGCAGTAAGTAACCTAAGCTTCAGCTAATTCCAGTAGGGATGGGAAACATTAAAGGGCCGCAAGGCCCTTTTTTATTGGCAGCATAAATATTGTTAATATCGTTAGATATAACTTTTAAAAGGAAAATAAAATGCCAAATTTAGTCGG